AACATCAGGAACAGACAATACTTACCTTTATGTTGCTTTAGTTCTTGCAGAGGGAGAGGTAAATTCAATAGAAGAAATAAGAGTAGATGACAAAGTAGTCACATTTGATGGTGCATTAACGCATGGCACAGTAAGAGAAGTAGCAAGTAGTGATAGCAATTTTTATAAAGACTCAACAAGTCATATTCAGATACAAGCTTTTATGGGAACAGATGACCAAGTAGCATCAAGTGTTTTAACACCTTTATCATCATGGGGAAGCAATCATAGATTAAGAGGTATTTGTTATTTAGCTTTAAGGTTTAAATGGAATCAAGATGTATTTGGTGGAATACCTGTAGTACAAGCTAAAGTAAAAGGTAAAAAGATTGTCACATTAGCATCTGACTTATCAGAACAAACAGCATCTTTCTCAACTAATCCAGCTTTTTGTTTATTAGATTATTTAAGAAATGAAAGATATGGAAAAGGAATTGCTACATCAAGTTTAGACTTACAAAGTTTTTATGATGCTTCACAAGTTTGTGTCACACAGGTCACACCATTTTCAGGTGGTAGTGATATTAATTTATTTGATTGTAATGCTGTTGTAGATACATCAAAAAAAGTATTAGACAATGTAAGAGATATTGTAAAAGGCATGAGAGGTTATCTTCCATATGTTCAGGGTAAATATAAATTAGTTATTGAGACAACAGGTACAGCTTCAGTATCTTTGACAGAGGATGATATTATTGGTGGATATGCTTTAGCTTCTCCTACAAAAAATTCTAAATATAACAGAGTTATTGCTTCATTTATAAATCCTGACAGAAACTATCAAGTAGATGAAATTCAGTTTCCACCTATTGATGACTCAGGATTAGCAAGTGCAGATCAACACGCAACAATGAAAACAGCAGATGGTGGATTTTTATTAGAGGGTAGATTTGATTTTAGAACTATTACTTCTCCATATCAAGCAGAGGAGATGGCTGAGATTATATTAAGACGTAGCAGAGAAGCAATCGGTCTTAGTATTAATTGTGGATTTAAAGCTTATGAATTACACATAGGAGATATTGTAAATGTCACTTTATCTAGTTTAGGTTTTTCAAGTAAATCTTTTAGAGTCTTATCTATGACATTTAGAGAAGATTATACTATTGATCTTAACTTAGTGGAATATCAAGCATCACATTATACGTTTGCAACTAAAGGTCAGGTAGCAAGTACACCAACAACTACTTTACCAAATCCATTTACTATACAAGCACCAGCTTCTGTCACTTTAACTGATGAACTTATTGAGTATGCTGATGGTATTGTTTTGACAAGATTAAA